CTATTAGACTGACAAGGTTCCGTTCATGATTATTTTCTATAAACACTTCAATAGATTTAGCTGAAGGAATAATATCAGTGATAAATTTTTCAATTGGGATTTCTTCAACTTTGTTAAGAGATTTTTTAACGGCTTTATTGCTAGTCTGAAGTTCATCGAAAATATCTCCAGCCATTCTTTTCTTTGCATCCCGGTCAGCAAAAATAATATTGCTGATGTTGATATCCTCTAAAGTAGCATACCTACGCTCAAGAGAAGACATCAGCCCAAGCTCAGTAAGTTTTGCCTTTGCCGCTTCTTTCATCTTTGGCGTGATTAAAGCAGATGTTCTTTTGTAGTTTGTGCCAGAAACTTTGTCTTCAAAGCACTTGACAGCTACTTCCAAATCCTTACCTTCAGAAAGATCGACAAGCAATGTACCAATAACATCATTACGAACCTTGCAAATCCAAGAATCAGGACTTATAACCGTATTCCAAACAAAAAGTTCTTTTTCTCTTTCTGTTTTAAGTTTTGTAAAATTTCGCTTAAATAGTTGAAAGGCATTTATCAGATTTTTCTTTTCCGTACCACGATAAAGGCTATTCTGCGCAATAAGGTCTTGAACGGTATTTATTGAATCATCTGTTATTTCATTGAGTGCCCGAAGAAAAACATCATTAAACGCTCTTGCTTCTGACAACTTAGTGCCAATATCTTTTTTATTACAAATTACTTTATTGGGAAGTTGTAAATAAAAATGCTCCCAAGTTTTAGTTTTCTGGCCATCTAATTCAAACAATTCAAAATTTTTATCTGTACCTACTGATTTTTCATAGTGAAGAAAAATATTTTCTATTGCGCAAGATTTTACATAAGTTGAAAGAGCATCAATAACAACTTGATAGAAGTTGTTTATCTTAAAATCCCATAGACTGATTAATTTACCATCTTTAATAGCTACTATATTGCCAATAGCTTTTATAAAATGGCGGCAGCAACTACAATCATGCTCGGCTCTTTCTCTAAATAATGGATTTGTTCCTTCAGGAAATGATTTAAGGTATAAGTCCCAAAGTTTATCTTTATCTATTTGTACTGAATAAAGATTATGTTCTTGCATCTTGTTAAATTGTCTTTGAACGGCTATTTTAAAATCCTGAAAATGTTCTGTACTCATAATATCCTCCTTTTAAGTTTTAATTTAAAAATAGTGGGCAGGGCAGGAGTCGAACTTGCGTTGTTTCTAATGTGGGAGATTTACAGTCTCTTGCATTCGCCACTATGCTTACCTACCCATTTATTTCTCTTAAAAGTATTTTACCTTGCTTTAATGAAATCTAAGAAAATTATTTTTAAAATATGGCAGGAGCCCCGTATCACTCTCTTGTTGCTCGCGGTTTTAACTTTTAACCTGCCATAATTTTTAGCTCTGTCTTCTTAACAATCTACGACCAGCAGGAGCACCACTACCAGTACTTGCTTTTGCAGCTTCTTCGGCAAGTCGTTTCTTTTCAGCTTCTGCTTCAGCATCAAGCATATCTGCTTTTTCGCAACAAGCCTTATATTTATCATCTGCACAAGACTGACATTCATCATGTTTATCAATTTCAACACCGAACGCAAAACCTTTAGGACAAGGATTTGAAGTATCGGTAGTAACATTACGGTTACGACGTGTTGTTGATTGTTCGCTTGTTGTTTCAGATTGAGAACTATTTGGCCCTGGGGCAGCAACTGATTTTGTTTCTCCTGCTTCAACAGGCCCTTCAAAAATAAGCTTGATGTTGTCATAAGGCATTACTTCGAGTAATTCATCCAGCACATGCGCCTTATCAAGAATTTCGTCAGGGATATCATAATTACGATCTAGGAACTGGTGGCCTTGAATTGTACGATAAGTATCTTTTGCTACTTCAAAAGAAATTGATTTACCTGTATCGGCGTCAGGATGTTGAAAGATAACAAAGCCACCAGTACGTGGATTTTTAGCAAGAGCCTTAATTTTTTCTTGTGAATAACGATAAGGCACATCCCAGACTTGGATACCTTTCGCCTGCTGTTTTGCATCAGTCATATTTATGACATTATAAAGGCATCGCTTTTTAGGAGCAATCGCCTTATAATCTTCCCATTCGGCACCTTCTCGAATAAGCTCTTCTATATGCTCACATATAGGACAAGGCTTGCCATAGTTTTTAGCAGGACAAAGAATTGATTGCTTACCTGGACCAATACTGGTGTGTACTTCAAGTTCCAAAACATAAGCATCATCACCTTGCCTGACTTTGCCCTCCATTGCTAAAGGCGGCTGCTTAGAACCAACAATATAAGGCACGATATCTATAATATGTGGCTCTTTAGATGGCTGCGGCCTAAAGGAAATAAAATCTGCATCCGAACGAAAATATTTTCCTCCGCCGCCACCTTGTCGATTATAATCTTCTTCTGTTCTTTTTAACAAGTTTTGTTTCATTGCATTACGATCTCTTGCCATAATTTATTTATCTCCTTTATTTGGGCTTAATATTTGAATGAAATATTGACTCTAAATCAATTACTAATTGTGAATTATAAGAACCTAAATGTTTAATTAATGTTGTTTTTATTTGTTCAGTTATAATATAAAATTTATGTCGAATTAAAGCATGAAGAAGATACCGCCCATTATCTTCTAAGTCTAATAAAGAATAAACCGCTTCATTAGTTATATTTTTATAATCTGGAGGGTTTAATTCACAATCAAATGCTAACTTAGCGAAAACCATTTCTTTTAGGTGATTGTCATTAATGTCTGCAATTTCTAATGCCCAAATTCCTGGTTTTGGATCATCAGGATTTAACATTTTAAACCGTTCCATCAAACCATTTCCATTATCTACCATACTTTAACTTCCTCCTTTATCTTTGTTTTCTGATTTAGCTTCAAAATAACTTTTAAATGCTGCCTTAAAAAATAAACGAGCAACAATCCACATTCCAACGAGAATTAATATTGCAAGAAGACCGTATTTAATCAGAAATAACAGGGCATTCTCCTCCATCTGTCCTCCTCTTTAGTCTTCTTGATTTCATATCTTCTTGAAATTTATCTGTGCTTTTTACTTCTGCTGCTTTTTCAATTTTCTTTTCAGGCATTTTGTCTGCCCAATAATTTGATAAAAATAAGTCTGTTAATTTTTCCAATGCTTTCTTTTTATGCTCAAAAGAATCACGGGCCACAGCTAAAATCTTAGCATTTCTTGAAGCTTCTAAAACCTTATTATTGGCTTCTTGATATTCAGCATTCATAAGGATTGCGGCGGAGATAGCGCTTTCTGTAATTTTAGCAATACCATAAATAGCCGGGTCGTTTCTGATTTTACCGTCAAGTTCTGCTCGTTTTAAATCAAGTGACTCTCTTAATTTGTCTACTTCGTAATTAGCATTGACCGCTTCTTCTGCCCATTTTGCATAAAGCACAGCTTGCTTTAACCATCCTTCTTCCAATGCGTATTGATCAATTTCTAAATCTTCTTTATACCCCATATTTATCCTCCTTCTTGGTTTAATTATTTTCTTTTATTGTCAATTTAAAGGCATAGTCAAATAATGCATGAACAGCATTGTCGCCTATAAACTCTCTCCAATTTTCACCGTATCTTTTACAAATTAAAGAACCGTCTTCATGTTTTTCAAACTTATATTTTCCATCTTCCAATATTATTATTTCAATCATATTATTTTCTCATTAGTTTAATGAAATTATTTTTATGGCGGAAGATACAGGGATCGAACCTGTGTGCGATTTCCCGCAGCCTCGGCTTAGCAAACCGGCCTATTGCCACTCTAGCAATCTTCCTAACACATATTGGTAGGAGGAGATGGAATCGAACCATCGACGTTTCTAATGTGGGAGATTTACAGTCTCTTGCAATCGCCACTATGCTTACCCTCCTAAGTTGTTCATTGGTGCGGGAAGAAGGACTCGAACCTTCACTAAGTAGTTTCTAAGACTACCGCCTCTACCTAATTGCGCTATTCCCGCTTTTGTATTGGCGGAGGGGAATCGAACCTCCAGACCTTTCGGCTGACAGTTTTCGGGACTGCGCGACACACCACCTGTCCACCCCTCCAATTAATTTCTCTTAAAAATATTATACTTTGCTTTAATGAAATCTAAAAAAATTATTTTATGGCGCTAATAAATCTATTTTATCAGCAAAGTTTTTAATGCTATCATTGAATAATTGCTTGCTTCCGGGATTCCGCAAAACTGCAGCAGGGTGGATGCACCAGCATATCCAGCAAGAAAATTCTTCATTCCAAGTTGTCTTGCCGCTCATTTCGGTTATGCCTTTATCTTTATCAGTAAAGGTAGACAATCCAACATTGCCGAAAGCCAATATCAAAATAGGTTTTAATTGATACAATTCTTCTTCAAGCCATGAACGACAAAGCAATAGCTGTTTTTTATTTGGCGTTTTACTTTTGCTTGGAAAACATTTTCCAGCATTGGTCACATGGAAATCCTCACGATAAAGCCCATGATTTTCTAATGTAGTCCAAGTAAGAACTCCAGATTTTCCTATTAATCCTTTACCAGCCTTATCTTCACTCTCTCCAGGTGCTTCTCCCATGATAGCTATATTAAAAATACCAGGCGAAGGCATAACAGGAGCTTTGCATTCTGCATGTAATTCACAATTTTTACATTCCATTAAAGGTTCTTTGTAGTTTGTAAATTTATTTTCAGCAATAAGCGGTTTGATATTATTTTTAGCGAT